TTCGCCAAGAATTCTGGCGTCGAGTACCTGAAAAGCCTGAAGCAGCTGCTTGCGCAAAAGACCGACGCGCTGGAATCGAGCCTGAAGCAGGCCGCCCAGGTGTCGCAGGCCGAAGTCGCGAAGGCCATGGCCGAACTGTCGGCCGCCCAGGTGCAGGTCGCCGCCGAAATCGCCAAAGCCGAAGCCGCCGCCGCGCTGAACCTGCGCAAGATGCAGGCCGTCGTCGCAGAACGCACGCAGCAGCAGGACGCCCTGCATCAGCTGGATCTGATCGGAAAGGGCAAGGAATCAGTCGGAGGCGTGGGCGCGCAGTACAAGGTCAAGGCGCTGGCCCAGCTGAAGAAAGGCGACACCTGGCCAGAGCTGAAGCCGACCGAAAAGCTGGCCGCCGTCGAGGTCAAGGCCGCCGAGCTGAAGAAGCAGAACGAACTGGCGTCAAAGCTGGCGCTGTACAAAAAGGCCGTGCTGGAGGGCAAGACGCCGCCTCCCGCGGCCGTCAAGGCGTACCAGGCGCTGCCGATCGACGACCAGGTCAAGCTGCTGGAACAGCTGGACGCGCAGAAGGCCGCGGCCGCCGCGCAGAAGCAAGCCGAGGCGGCCGCCGCCATGCAGGCCCAGGCCATCGCGCCGAACCCTGCCAGCGCCCCGCCGAAGGTCGTCGTCGGCACCGCGCCGAACCCCGACACGCTGACGCAGATCGGCCCGCAGCGCGGCAGTAATCCGGGCGGCCTGTACAAGGACACCGACACCGGCATCGACTGGTACATCAAGCAACCCGCCAGCGCCGACGTCGCGCGCAATGAGGTGCTGGCCGCCAAGCTGTACGAGCTGGCCGGCATCGACGTGCCCGAACTGCACCTGATCAAGCTGAACGGCGTCGAGTCGATCGCGTCACGCATCGTCGACGGCCTGGCGAAGGGTTCGGCGGCAGACCTGGCGCGCGCTGCTGGCACGGCTGACGGCTTCGTCGTCGACGCCTGGCTGGCGAACTGGGACGTCGTCGGCCTGGGGTACGACAATCTGCTGCTGAAGGGTTCGCGCGCCTTCCGCGTGGACACGGGTGGGGCGCTGCGTTACCGGGCGCAGGGTGGCCTGAAGGGGGCGGCCTTCGGCAAAGACGTGCCCGAGCTGGAAAGCCTGCGCGACCCGAGCTTGAACCGCCAGGCGCAAAGCGTGTTCGGCAACCTGACGGCCGATCAGCTGGAAGCCGGCGCCGTGCGCGCGCTGTCCGTGACGCCCGAGCAGATCCGCGAAGTGGTGCGCGTGTACGGGCCAACCGATCCGGGCATCGCCGACGACCTGGTCGCGACGCTGCTGGCCCGCCAGGAAGCCATCGCGCGGCGCTTTCCTGATGCTGCGCGCAAGGTGCGAGCGATCGACCAGGCCGCCGACGCGGCGCCGCCGACCGCTGCCCGCGTGACCGCCGCCGAACAGCAGTTCGTCGAAGACGCGCGCGTCAACGGCTACGGCTTCGCCACCGACGGCGACGCGATCGAAGATCACATGGTCGTCGTGCACGCATTCAAGAAGGCCGACGGCAGTGACGCTACGCGCGGTTTCTTCAAGCTGCGCGAAGCGGCGTCGAAGGAATTGGCCGCCAGGGTTGCGCAAGCAGCAGGCCAGGCCCGCGCGCCGGTGTCGATCGTCAGCGCCCGCGACGCCATGCTGTCGGCGATCAAGTCGATCAACTACCGGGCAGACAAGGGCCAGCCGTTTGACCTGGTGACAGAAAACAAGGTCAAGATCGCGCTGCTTGAGGCGCGCGGCGCGATGCGGGCGCTGAGTGCGGCCAGTTCAGACGCTATCGACCTGAACGGCCTGATGGACGCGCACGACGAGCTGGAAACATGGGCGAAGAAGCTGGAAGGCCTGGCCGCCGCCATCAAGGCCAGGGGGCCGGCGACGAAACTGGCCGGGGCATTCAATGACAAGATGCCAGGCCAGTTCGACCTGCGCGCGCCCGAGACTGTCAGCGCAGGCGGCGCAACCTGGCGCCGCGTGACGGGCAATTACGAATTCAGCGTGGCCGACTTCGACCGCAGCAAACCGCGCGAAACCAGCCGCACATGGGGCGTGCCAGGCGTCAAGCAATGGTATGAGGCCGAGCTGTCGGACGGAACAAAGATCACCTATTTTCCGAATGAGTCCGGCGCCGTCGAATGGGCGCTGCAGGGCTTTGTAAAAATAGACGTGCCCGGCAAGGGGGCGGCGAGCACTGGCCGCGTGTTCGGCGCGATCGAGGAAATCGGGATCAACGCGCAACGCGCCGGCGAGGTCGAGCGCCAGCACCTGTACCTGAACGGCTTCGCGAACATCCGGCTACTGCGCAACAAGCAGGCGCAGGCGAGATTCGCCGCGATCACCGACACCGGCCAGGACGGCGTGCGGGAGAAGCTGAAAGTGCTGAACCTGGCGACCGGCGTGGACATCGAGGCGACGGCGGGCTGGCGACAGATCGACGGCGTGCGCCAGGCCTTCGGGCACGGTCGCGCGCACCAGTTGCGGCCGGATCTTGATACACCAGAGTTTGATCGGTTCGCGCGCAGCCATGTGCTGTATCACAACACGGACGGGCTAGGGCACGACGCAGGCCGCGGCGTTTTTGAGAAGCTGAAGAACATCATAGACGGCGGCGGCACCATGGCTTCGCTTGCTGACCGTATGCGTCGAGGCGTTGAGCTTCGTGGGTCGTCGGTGCCTCATGACATCGCTTCCGGCGGCGCTGAATACGTCTTCACTCGCATTTTGCGCAGGGGCAAGGCGGGCGCCGGCCTGTACTGGCGACCTTCGCAGCTAAAGCGAATGGACGCTGTCACCTACGAGAATGACCTTTTTGGACGCACTACGCCGGGCACGTTCGAAAACAGCCGCCAAGGGCAGGGCGTCGCGAGCTTCAAGAAGATGGCATCGAGCGGGTCGAACGAAACGAACTTCAAAGCGGGACTGTCGCTGTTCGACGACTTGGAGCGCATCGTTCTGCAAGACAAAGGCGAAGTCGACGACGCTATCGCCTGGATGAAGTCGCGCGGGTACACATCATGGCCCGACGGCCGACCGCTGAAAGACGTGATCATCACAAAGGCGCAACACAATGCAAACCCTTGACCAATCCGCAGCCAGCTGGGCCGCTGGCGCCATGGTGTTCGTGCAGCAAGGCGAAGGTGACGCCGTCGTGCGCCCTGCTGCGTTCGTGTACGCCACGCAGGGCGGCCTGGCCTGGGTGGAACCTGCTTACGCCGACCCGATGGGCACGGCGCGGCCTGCGCTGCATGAGCGCGACGGCGCGCTGGTGGCCGAGGGCCTGGGCTTTGTGCTGACGACAGCGGGCGGCGAGCGCATCACCGTGCTGCCATACGATCCCGACGCAGGCGACGGCGACCTGGTGGGCGGTGCGCTGGAGTGGTTCGCCGAGCACCTGGCCGAAATTGGCCAGGCGTGGGCGTCAGAGCGCGAAAGGCTGCGCGAACTTATCGCAGATATTCGCTGACGTCGTCGGCCACCTGGCGGCCGCCATGCCGGCGGGCATCCTGCGCACCGTAGAACACGCCCCACACGCGGCTGTAAACGTCGTGGCGCCAGTGTTCGCGCACCGAGTTTTTAAAGTTCGGGTAATCAATGGCGCCCAGCTTCTCGGCGATCACCAGCGCGACGACCGTGCGCGGAACTTCCACGCGGAACAGATAGTCGGCGCTCGGCGTGCGCATGACCTGGCCGGCGTACTCAGGGAACAGGCGATGCAGGTCGCCTTCGAATCGCGCGCGAACCAGTAGAATGTCGGGCTTGTCGCGATGGGCTACGACAGAGACAAAAGCATCGTTTAGGGTGATCCACATGGTCGTTTTTCCTTCGGTGGTGGGGTCAGTCTTCGGCCGATTCTTCGTCGGCCTGGTCGTCGTCGCCGGGGTGATCCGGGTCTGACGGGTCAGGGTGGCGCAGCAGCGCATCCTGGTGGCGGCGTCGCGCGCGGGATTCGGCGCGCAGTTCGGCCAGTTCAGCTTCGCGGTCGTCGTCGGTGTCGTAGCGTGGCATGTCAGTTTTCCTTGTGTGGTGTGGTTTTCGGTCGCCGATGCTGTGCCGCTGAATTGGCAACGCCGACGAAGCTGTAAAGCTGCGCGAACGGGCAGCCGACCAGCGCGCTGCCTGAGCGGGCGCGTTCTTTCGCGCTCACGATTGCTTTGTGCCTGGCCTTGTACCGCTGGCTGTAGAGCCGTGCCGCCGCGACCTTGTCGATAACAGGCGCAAGAACGTCACGCCCTGGGCCTGCCCGGTACACCGGCGCCATGCGGCCGCCATTGCCGACAGGCCTGCGCCAGTCGACGATTGTGAAGAACCGGCGCGGGTTGCTTTCGCGCCAGCCATTGATCGCGCCATTGACTGCGCCGCGGTGCATCCCGGTGTATTCGGCCAGCTCGGCGGCTGTCATCGGGCCGCATTCGCGCAAGGCAGCCAGCAGCTTGTCGCGTGTCGGCGCCGGCCTTTCGGTGCTTGGTTTCTTGGTGATCATGGGTTTGTCGGTAAGAATGCAGCCACCGGAACAGGGGGTCTGCATGTTGGAAAAGCGAGTGCAGGAGCTGCTGGGGGTCGAGTTGTCCGGCGACGCCCTGTTGGTCTACATCATCGAAGAACGGGTCGACGTCCTGGTCTGCTGGCGAAGCCGTCGCGGGCGACGGTTCGAAGCGTCGGTCGGCGTGCCTGGCGGTGTCAGCGGCCTGCACAGCTGGAAGACACGCGAGGCCAGCAGCCTGCGAGCTGCGGTCTACGGGGCGCTGGTCGACGCGCTGGGGTGATCCTTGGCTGCGAGCATGGTTACATTCGGGTGCATCGTCTCAAGCGCGCACTGCACAGCCTCGGCAAGTTCTCGCCACGATTCGGGCGATTGCAGCGCCTTGATGGTCACGCTTGACGTGTACGAGTCCATCATGTCAATGACGGCCTCAAGCTCATCACCGTGAATCTCGCAGCGGGTTGGTGTGATGGTCAGGCTCATGGTGTTTCCTTCGTGATGTTGGACGACCAGCCCTTCGATGTGCTGCTGGGCCGCTTCACCAGTCCGTGATCGGCCAGCGTTTGCAGGTCGCGCAGCGTGGTGCCCTGGGTGACTTCCACGTCGTAGCGAATCGCCAGCTCCCGGTACACGTCGACGTTTCGCATGGGCTTGTCGGCCTCGGACAGAATCACGATGACTTTGCACAGGCGGTCGGTTGAGTTAACTTTGCGCATCACTCGCCCGCATGCCGATGGCGGCAACCGTCGCAGGCCGGATCGGTCGGGCGCAGGTCGTATCCGCAGGGCTTCGACATTTCGTCGACCACATATTTCATCTTGCGCGAGCCGTCAGGCTTCCAACCGTCTTGCACCGGGTACAGCGGCAGGCGGTCGGGCTTGTTGTGGCATCCGTGCTGTGTCATTTCTTTCCTTTCTGTTGCGAGCGCCGGCGCCGATTGAATTCGGGCAGCGCGTAGTGCACTGAGCGCAGATGGCGCGCAGGCATGGTTCGATGATTCGCTGCGCCGATCGGTGCCAGCCACGACTCGACCGCCTTGATCGACACGCACGCCAGATCGGCGACGTCGCGCTGCGTGAGGTCGTTTTCCTCGATCAGCTTGCGCAGCGATGCGGTGCACTGTTCTTTCGTCGGGAAGTTCATGGCACCAGCACGTCGAAGTAGTCGAGCATGCAGGCCAGCAGCAGCGACAGGGTGAGGCCGATGGCAGCGCCGCGCGCGATCTGATCGCGCAGAGGGCGGCGATAACGCCAGCAGGCGACAGCGTCGGACGAATCGCAGCGGAAGGCGCTGTGCAGGGTGCGAGTGTGGCGGTAGATCAGCGGGTCGTAGTGTCTGGGCATGGCGGGTTCATCCTGTTGGTTTTGTGGCGGCCGCGCTGGGCGGCCTGTTTTCATTCGTGGCGAGTTGCGTCTGCGTTCGCCGCTTGAGCTGCTGCAAGGCAGGCGTCAGCCCAGGTGTCGAAGCTGCCGAACACGCCTGTGCCGCCGACGCGCTGCAGTCCGAACTTGCCGTTTTCCTTGGTGATGATCTTGAACATTTTGTCTTTCCTGTGGGGTTGCGTGTGTCAGTGATTTAATTGTGCAACACCCTGCAGAGTAGGGCAAGCAATAACCAAGCAAATCAGTAGGAAAACATTTGCGGTAGCGACTGGCCGAGCCGATTCATAAAGTCGCGACCATGAAGCCCTTTCAAATTTTCAAACCGGGCAAGCACACGGCCAGCAGCGGCGCGGTGATTGAGTTCACCGAAGACATGCTGAAGGCCGCCGTCGCCGCCTACGACCCCGAGCTGCACGAAGCGCCGATCGTCGTTGGGCACCCGAAGGACAACGGCCCGGCCTATGGCTGGGTGAAGGCGCTGTCGTTCGATGATTCGGGCGCGGTCGTGGTCGATGCCCAGCAGGTCGACGCAGACTTCAGCGAAATGGTCGTAGCCGGCCGCTTCAAGAAGCGTTCGGCATCCTGGTATCTGCCCGACAGCCCGTCGAATCCGAAGCCCGGCACGCTGTACCTGCGACACGTCGGCTTCCTGGGGGCGCAGCCGCCTGCCGTCAAAGGCCTGAAGGAAGTCAGCTTCAGCGAGGACGAAGGGATCGTCGAGTTCAGCGACACCGACCGCTGGGCCTTCCGTTCTATGGCCGACATGCTGCGCAATCTGCGCGAATGGATGATCGGCAAGGAAGGCCAGGAAGCCGCCGACAAGGTCGTGCCTCAGTGGGACATCGACGCCGTGCGTCGCGCTGCCGACGAGAGCGACGACGACACCGAAGTGCAACCGGCGGCAATGCCCGCATTTTCCGAGGAAGACCCCATGACCATCGCAGAACTGCAGGCGCAAGTCGCCGCACTGACCGCCGAACGCGACGCCGCCCTGGCGAATGCAAAGCCCGCCGACTTCGGCGAGCGCGAAACCAGCCTGGCCGCACGCGAAGCCGCTGTCGCCGAAGCTGAAGCCAAGGCCGCCCGCGTGGCCGTCGAATCCCGCGTCGATGCCGTCATTCAAGCCGGCCGCCTGCTGCCCGCGCAAAAGCGCCAGGCCGTCGACTTCGCCATGGGCCTGACCGCCAGCGAAGCGACCGTCGACTTCGGCGAAGGCGACCAGGCCAAGAAGGTGACGCAGCGCGACGCCTACCTGCTGCAGCTGGAAGCCGCGCCCAAGGTCGTCGAGTACGGCGAGCGCGCGCCCGCCGGCACCGCACCGGAAGGCGCCAGCAACGACCCGCAGGCCGTCGCCGACAAGGCCCGCGACCTGGTGAAGACCCGGCGCGACGAAGGCAAAAACATTTCTTTCACCGAGGCGGTCGCCGAAGTGATGGCAACCCAGGCCGCTGAATAAGCGCGACCGCATCAACAGGAGCGCATACCATGCGTAACGAAGGACTTCAGAAGACGCTGATCGCAGGTGCTGCGGTCGCGAAGAACCGGATCGTCAAGTTCGGCAGCGCCGACACCGC